ACTAAGTCAAAACAAATTAATTCAAAATCATCTTGTACTTCATTTTGTTCTCCCACCTTTTTTAGGGAACCGACACCTCTTGATGAGATACCTAATGTAACACCTTGTCTTAAATAATTTGCAGCTAAATCACCCTTTGTTGAACAAACTCCACTTTCGTGGAATCCCGGGGATGTAAGTAATTTAATCTTTCCCATTAATACATTTCCTTCCCACCATACATCGGTGATAGCGTGTGATACTCTATCTAAATCAATTAAAGACGATTCCGGGTGATTTAACTCAGAAAGAGCAATTCCCTTATTAATCATTTTTTTATAATTCTCAGCCTCTCTTTTTAATATACGTTCAGGGTATATTCTACCATTTCTATTTGGGGTATTATATTTTTGTAAAACCGCATAGAATTCAAATGGTTTTGAATGGTCAAGCATCCCTTTAGATTCCTTAATGATTTCAACATTACGACTTTCTGTAGGGTTAACATATCCTGCATCGTATTCAACTAATATACCTTTACCAACTTCTGTTGGATTTAATATTTTCAAATTCATCTTAAATGTTTTATTTATAAATATTAAACTTTCTCAAATTGTGTCGTTTCTTTGGTATATTTGCTTTTTTTGGTTAAATAAAAATTAAAATATTCGTTGATGTTAAAGTTATCTTTAAAAATTTTGGTAGTAATATCTATTAATGAATCTTTTATTTCATTATCTTTGAAATCCATACCGGGTTGAATAATAAAAAAATTGATTTCTAAATTCATAAATGATTTTTTTCCGTACTTTAATCCACTTGACCTTAAATCTAAATCAACAATAAATTTAGTGTCAAATATTTTTTCGTTTAAAGAATCATATATGGAATGTTTTATGGTTCTGCTCAGATTGAGAACTGTCCGTGTCCAATTATCATTGTCGACAATTGGTTCCACCCAAGTTTGGATGTTTAAGTAAAGTGATTTTAATTCTACGGAATCTACTGTTCCATAAATAATCTTAGCGGTTTTGAATCCCGTAATGTTAGAGGTCTTCCCCTTTTTCATTCAATTTCATAATTTCCTGTTTATTTTCAATAAAAATAAGGGAAATATTTGTAGTAGTCAAAACTTTTTTGTAGGAAGAAGATATATGTTAGTATATGTTAATAGTAAAATTAGATAAAAACACGACGATTGAGAAAGCTTTGAAACTTTATAAAAGTAAAGTTATCAAAACAAGACAAAGTTCTGAATTGGTAAAAAGAAAAGAATTTAAAAAACCTTCTGTTGTAAGAAGAACGGAGATTGCCAAAGCAATCCACGTTCAAAAAAAGTTTTATTCAGATAACGATTAAAGATTTTCGTTCAGACCTTTTAACTTAAAATAAGATAACTTGTCAAACTTCTCAGAAAGTACCTTGTGTAAGGTCTCATCAATTCTGCTCTTCACTGAATTATCGTCTGATGATTCCTTCATAGTTTTTAACTTCTCAACAACACTTTCTTTTAGAGTATTATATTTTTCAGTTAACGCCGAATCATCTTCTGATAATAATTTAATAATTTCTTCTCTATCTGATTCGTTTAATCCGTCAATGTAGTTTTTAATAGTTTTGTTTGCAACACTTACCATAGTACTCAATGGTAATTCAATACCTTTGGTAGTAGTAATTGGTAATTTTCTAAGTGATTCAGAAATAATTTTTTTACTTTTAATTCTTGATTCGATAGTTAACACATCGCTAGTGAATAAATCATCAATATTAGAATAAGAATTTTCCGCAGTAGAATTTTTAACCCACTCGTGTAATCCTTTTAATTCAGCTTTAGTTATTTTAGAAATTGATTTTTCATATAACTTAATAGACTCATTAATAAATTCATTAACATAAGATTCATTTAATCCTTTTGGAGAATTTAACTCATCATATAGATAAAATATTTTTGCAACATTTTTGTTCTCAATAACAAGTTTTTTGAATGTTTTTAATTCATCTTTGAATGTGTTGTTTTTGTATGATTCCAATAACACATTTTCTATTTTTGATTTTAATATACCGAATTTCATAATTTGTTTTTTAATATAAATATCAATCTTTTAGAAGTTTTCCTAATTGTTCCTCAATTTCTCCCAAAGAATTTTTTCCTTTAGATAAATCAATGTACGATTCTTCTTCAATCATTGACCCTCTTTCCACTAAAATCTTTAAGTTATCTCTTGTAAATGTTTCAGGTATTGTTTCTTCTTCGGGTGCCGGTGCTGCTCCCGGTGCCGGTGCTTCTTCAGGGGCACCTCCTTCTTCAGGGGCTCCACCTAATTCAGGTCCTCCACCCGGTGCTCCACCTAATTCAGGTCCACCACCAAATTCAGAACCTCCTCCACCTAAGCTAGAGAAACTTCCTCCACCACCTCCACCACCTTCAGGAGGTGCAGGGGCTCCTGCGGTTGTTCCGGATGCAGGGTTTCCATATAATTTATCAATGTTATCAAATATACCTGTGTGAGTAATGATTGTCGCAGTATTGGTTAATTCAGCGCCAACCGCTTTCTCAATACGTTGTTGTTGTAAATCAAGTTTAATTTCTTCATCAGAGAATCCTAATACGTGTTTCTTAGCCCACGATACTGATACAGGAGCAATACCTTCAATAGCGGTTACCGCATCCTTGTATAATAAAATTTTCTCTTTCCATAAGTCAACTTTTAATAAGTCAGCTTGAGAAGATGGATTTGTAAGTCCTAGTGTAAAATTTGATAATTCATCTTCAAATCCTAATAAGAATAAATGGATGATGGCGATTTTATTTAATTCTGCAACCATACATTTTTGGATTCTGTTAATAGTTCTTGCAAAACGAATATCCATTAAAGATAAATTTTTACCATCACCGGTTGTTTCTTCAAAACCTAAGAATGCTTTTGGAACTCTTAACGCAGTTAATAATTTCTTTTGGATGTATTCGATATCGGCAATCTCTGCTAAGTTTTGTGCTCCCGGTAATGTATCAATTGGTGATGCGGCTGCTGGGTCACGAACCGGGATGAAATAATCTTGGTCAACCGCCATTTGATTAAATCTCATATCCACGTTTCCTGTTTTACCATCAACAACTTGGTCTCTTTTGAATTTGTTTGCAACACGTTGTACATATGGTTCAACATCTTTGTCATCCATATTACCAACAAATACTTTGAACACACGTCTTTCCGGTGCTCTTGATGTTCTATAAATTAACATTGCATCTTCAGATAATAATAACTGTTTCCAAATACGTCTCGCTTTTTCCAACATAGAAGTACCATAAGGAAGTTTTCTATCATCACCTAATAAACGGAAATGAGCAATCTCCCAAGAGTTAAACTCCATATCTTTAACTTTCCATTTGAAACGTAAACCTTTATTCTCAATTGGTTCTTCAAGGTTTGCAGATTTTGCAGCCATACCTCTTTCCAAACGTTCAATTTCAATGTTTGGTAATTGCATACATCCAATAATACCTTTTTCAGCATCTAGTTTTAGGTAAACAAAGTTATCCCCATATTTACAAGTATTTCTTGTCCACATAGGTAAGTTTGTATTAACATCTAAAACGTTATTGAATAAGTCGGCTAAAATACCTTTAACCCTTTTTGATTCAGAATAAATCTGTAACATAAAACCATTTTGGTCTACTGTTGTTGATTCTTCACCATAAATGTCTAATGCTGCCGATATCTCCGGAGTATATTCCATAGATTCATAATCATAGAATGAGGCTAAACGTGTTGGTTCGTAATAAACGGCTTGGGTATATAAATTACTTTCAATCTTAGTCCATTGATTGGCTAAGTAGTAAGTTTGTTGTGCTTGTAATTTTTCTCTTTCGTATTCTGCTTGAGAAGTTGTTTTTAACAACTCCTTCTTATCTAATTTGTAGACAGGATAATCTTGACCTAATTGAGCGTTAGGTCCAAAGGCACTTGATAAACGTTGCCATACTGTCAAATTATTATTCTGATTATTTTCCATATTAAAAATCTAAATCTTATTATCCTTTAATAAATACTTTGTATTATTATATTTGCCCTCCGGTACCAATACTCCAATTATTTGTTAAATTTGTTAAAATTCCATATCCCGGAGCTCCCACCGATGTATAATTGATTGAACCAAAATTAATTGACACATTTGGTTTAACTGTTAATGTTGACCAAGAGTTAAATAGTTGGTTTAATGTTGCCGGATAATCCGCAGTACTTTTACCTGACATAAAATATGGTGCTGTAAGTAAATTAACAATATTCCAAGTATCAATTTGTTGTTCAAATGCGATTGCGTTTCTAAACATTCCTGTAGCATTTTGTAAATTACCAACGTTCCAATCATTAATTGTTGAACTACCTCCATTATTAAAACTAGTTGCATTAAAGAACATATTTGTAGTATTGGTTACTTGACCCATATTCCAACCACCAATATTATCATCAAAATTGGTTGCTCCCCAAAACATTAATGTTGTGGTTGTAACTGTTGAGGTATTCCATAGATTTATATTATTAATTGTTGTTAATGATGAACAATTCCTGAACATACTTGCTAAACTAATAACTCCACTTAAATTAAGAGTATCTGTTACGGTTGATAAATCTAAATTGGTACATCCAAAAAATGCTCCACCGGTATTACCAATTTGTAATACACCCCATTTAATAACACTGATAAATTTAGTATTTGACGATGTACTAGTTTGGAATGACCACCCATTAATTACACCTGAAATTGTAACAGTATAATCACCGGCAAATTCATACGTATGATTTTTGTCAAACGTATTCCAAGTTGTTATAGTGTTAGAATTTCCATCACCCCAATCAACTAAGAACGAATAAGTACCACTAGAAACTAATGGTAATGATATTGTTTCTGAATTGGTTGTTGTTCTCCAAACACTAATAAACGCCGCTGGTGATGTTGGTGTTACACTTGGAGTGTTGGTTATTGTTGGGGTTGGAGTTAGAGATGGACAAGGTTTATTTTCTGAAAGACACGTAGTACAATCGGCATATGAAGATGAGTAATTTAATGTTATTGGTCTAATTGACGAATCTACCATAACATAACAATATCCATTATCGGCTAATACAACATCACCCGCAATATAACCGGACGGAATATCCATAATACCATCAGATAAACCGTCACAACAAGAGGTTAAATACCATCTATTATATTTCGTAGTTGTAGTTGGTGTTACAGTGTTTGTTGGTGTTGGGGTTGGAGTAACATTGCTACCACAATCAGAATCAACACTACATCCGGTAGTACTAATAGTAACGGTACTATCAATTGATGGATAATATTGTGGAACATTTTCAAAGTAATAAAATAAACTCAATGTGTTTATCATACTACTTTTAACACAGAAATGATAAGTTCCCGGAGAAGTAAATTCATATATAATATCACTACCATCACAATTACTTTGTTTTGACCCTTGGAAAAATACAATATTATCATATGGGCCAATAGTATTTTTAACCGCATTATCAATGTCGGTTTGGCTAATTACCACTTCAACACATAAACAAGATGGATTTGTATTTGTTGGAGTTACCGTATGTGTAGGTGTTACTGTCGGAGTTAATGTACTTGTTGGTGTTGGAGTTTGAGTTATTGTTGGTGTAACCGTAGGTGTCGTTGTTTTAGTTGGTATTGGAGTTCTAGTTGTCGTAACGGTAGGTGTTGGTGTAGTTGTAGGTGTTCTAGTTGGAATTGGTGTTCTAGTTGTTGTTATTGTTGGTGTAGGTGTTGGCGTAGGACATTCTCCTTCTAAATTATACGTACCATTTCCTGATAATCTAATTATACCGTATGAACATTTAATACAAACATACTTAAATAATCCCGGTAAATAATCAACTTTATTTACTTGTATTGTTGTTGGTGTATTACTACCGCAAGGTATATACTCATATTCAGTATAACCACCGCGACCTATACCCCCATATAATTTATAATATTTACATCCGTGACAAGATATACTTGGTGTTGGTGTAACTGTAGGTGTTGTAGTTGGACTTGTTGTTAATGTTGGTGTAACCGTTGGTGTCACCGTATTTGTTGGTGTATTTGTAGGAGTTACCGTTGGGGTTTGAGTTGGTGTTTTTGTTGGAGTTGGTGTAATAAATCTTAATTCACAAGTTGCATCTTTACTTGGAATGTAAATACTATATGTACCATAAAAATCATCAGTATAATATTCATAAGGTAACAAAACTGACCCCAAATAAATTGAACCACCCACTGATGGATAGAAAGTTATTTCGGCCATTTGACCATCGTAGTTTTCAGTTGTTATTAAAATATATGTTGACATATTGAAATTATAGATATTTTTTTATTTTTTTGTATAGATTATGGGTATGTCGCAATTAACTCAATTGGTTGTGCATTTTGTTGTCCAAATAATTTGTTACCAATAAAGAATATACCTTGATAATTATTACTAAATGTTTGGTAAATTGTACCGTCAGAATTTAAGATAATTGTTCCGTTTGATGATGTTCCATTGTAGCTAGTGAATGCACCCGATAGTAATAATTTATTGGTCCAAATAATATAACCATATATAATATAATCATTAAACCCTGAACCACTATTAAATGATGTATCTTGTGTACCGTCAGAATTTAATTTAATAATTCTATTTGCGGAAATTCCACTATATGATGTAAAATACCCAAAATTGTAAAAAGAAGTTTCACCCGAAATTCTTATAAATCCATTTGGTTGATATCCAACAGTATTAAATCCGGTACCTCCGGTAAATGATGTGTCAATAGCACCTGTTGATAATAATTTGACTATACGAGGAGTAACTGAAGTACCATTATAAGTGTCAAAATATCCTGAAATATACATTGTATCATCCGGATTCATTAATACCTGAATACCAGTATTATTAAATCCTGAACCAATTGTAAATGTACCATCAAAAGTACCATCACTATTTAATCTAACAATTCTTGGCGCGGAATTTCCGTTATAAGAATTAAAATAACCAACAATCACTATTCTACCTAATGAATCAACCGCAGAACCTAATGAAATATTATTAAATCCTGTACCACCGGTAAATGTGGTGTCTACTGAACCATCAGTATTTAATCTAACTATTCTATTAAATGAAACACCGCTATATTGTGTAAAGTTACCCGTTACAATTAATTTACCATCAGGTTGTTGAGTAATTGATTGATATGCGTAAAAATCGGCATTAAACCCTGTTCCACCGGTAAAGGTATAATCAATTGTCAAATCTTGATTTAATTTAACTAAACGATTTACCGGAGTATTGTTATATGTGTATCCTGTAAATTCTCCATAGATATAGGCAAAAGTATCATTATTTACTTCATCTGTAAAATAGAACCCATCAGGTAAAAATTGAAATATTGTTGTTGGTGTTGGTGTAAGTGTCGGTGTCGGTGTTGGTGTTGGAAATGTGTAAGTAACAACATTTGAAGTTGTTGGACCACCTGATGTACAATATTGTATTATTCTAAAATATAATGTCCCTGTTTGACTACCTATATCAAAATTTCTTGGTGATACACAACTACCCGCAGAACCATTCCAAGTAACATTATCAGTAGAATATTCAACGTTTAATGTACCACATTGAACACCTGAAATAAAATTATATTCCCAAGTTGTACCAAATACATTATTAACAGAAATTAATTGAATACCACATAATGGAAATGTTGATGTAGGTGTTACAGTATTTGTTGGAGTTAAAGTAGGTGTTGGAGTGATAGTATTTGTCGGAGTTAAAGTAGGTGTAACAGTATTTGTTGGTGTTGGAGTTGGTGTCATAAAAAGAACTCCGGTAAAGTCACATAATGGTGCAGGAACAGGACCGGGGAATACAATAGGTCTAAAGTATTCCAATGGAGATTTTTGTCGTTCAAATCCGGGTTTTATAATTTTAACATTATAAATTCCCTGACCATCAACAACTAATCTAGACCCCGCAAATATATTACCTGATTTTTTTCTCTGTTCAAATCCCATTTGGTTTTATTTTATAAATATTACCTACCTCCAAATAACCAACCGTATCTCATATAATCTTCACGTGAAATACTTTGTTGGCCCATTTGACTTGGATTTGTTCCATAATAATTTGGTATAACAGGATTAAATTCTAAATTTTTAGAAACAACATCATTATTACTAACCGCCCAAGATTCTAACATTGCTTTGGTTTGTTCAGTAACTTTAGTTAATTTACTAAATGATGACTCCGCAACATAGGTTGCCATCGCAATTGACATAATTAAGTCATCGTGGTGACCTTTTTGGTGGTCAGGTCTACCATTGATATAAACGAAAGTATTCATCTCGTTATACAAACGAGAACTATAAATTCTAAATCCGTGTCTCATAACCTCTTCAAACGAAGCAATTATTTGAACTCGTTTATTATTAAAATTGATTCCCGGAATTTTCTCGGCAGCTTTTGGGTCATACTTCCATTTGTTTGCACTATCAACACCATCAATATACAAATCTTTATAATTCATCTCTTGTAATTTTCGTGATGTTGAAACACCCATCCCACCGGTGATATCAATAACCACAAAACAAGAATAAATTGTTGCCCATTTGTGACAAATTTCCGCCATTGTATCCGGAGGAAGTTTCCCAACGTATTCGGCAACTTGTTCTTGAGTATCAAAATCCACAATTTGGAATGAACTAAAATCTTCAGAATCCCCACGGGAAACGTCGACACCCATAATATATTTATGACCAACAACCGGTTCCTTCCAAATCCAAAGGGCATTACCCATAAGTTTTTGAATTGGTTCCAAAATCATATTCTCACGAATTTTTTGCATCATAAGAGAATCAAATACGTTATCTCCGGAACCTAAGAAGTTACACTCTAACTCCTGAGATACTTTACGTTTGTCGTATTTTAATTTCTTAACCATCGCCTCAAACCAAGATGAACAAGGTTTATATCCGGCATCCATAAGAACTCGTAATTCTTTATAGTTCCGATTCTCATATGGTATTTTAGACCAATCAAGAAATTCATCAGGATTATAATCTTCTTTATTTAATAAGAAATGAATAATGTCATCCGTTTTAACTAAAAATAAGTCTTTGGTATAACGTGGGTCACGGTACCAAAACATTTCCGTAATTTTGAAGTCATTCATATTACGTAATGCTTGGTCATAGATTTCGTAGTAAATTGGGTCGTATCCGTTAGGTGTTGATACTACAATTACTTTACCCCCCGTAGATAGGGATGCCATACAGGCTGACCAGAAATCACTATCAGCCTCGATAAACGCGGCCTCGTCAAATACAAGTATTGTAGGTGTAAATCCACGCAAAGCATCCTTAGATGTTGCAACGGCTTTAACCTCACACCCATTTGATAATTTATAATGTTTTTGGGAATTTTTGTTTTTATCAAAATCCACACCCGTCCAAGATGGCCATTGTGCAACGAACGCTTTAATTTTGTTCGCCATCTCCAATGATGTATCCAATTTATTGGCAATAATCAATATTTTTTCAGGAGCTTCTTTTCTTGCGAATACAAGTTTACGAGACATCCAAGCCGCGGTAACTGTGGATACCCCGGCCTGTCTGTACTTTAATGCTATATTCTCATTGTATTCTTCGTAGTCGTTAAGTAATGCAACTTGGTCAGGGAAAAGT